CTCGAGAAGCTCAACCTCTTGTCATCGACCGATGGCTGGATGCTTGCGGCGTTCTGCGTTTACGTCGCTGAATTCGTTCAAGCCAACGAAGAGGTGATGGCGAAAGGCTACTCGGTCGAGGTCAGGACGATCTCGGGCGATAAGATGCCGCGCACCAATCCCGCCGTCAGTCGCCGCGACGACGCTTTCAAATATATGGCCGAGCTGTCCAAGTGCTTTGGCTTCACGCCTCGGCATATGTACGAACTGACGAAGCTGCAGAAGGGCAGCGACGGTCCCTTGTTCGACATACGGCCAGCGCCGCAGGTTGCGGAAGCAGAGCAGATCGATCCAGCCACGGCCAAATGGAACCGCCTGCTTGATGATCCTTTGTCTACGCCGCCCAAGCCGAACTGATGCGAGTCGCCAAACCTGGCGTAAAGCTCGCCAACATCCAATCTGTCCGCTCGCCTCCGAAACGCGCTGACGAATTCTATTTATCGCCAGAATGGCGGGACTTCAGGCGGCAAGTCTTTCGTGAACGCGGCCGACGCTGTGGCGATCCTTTTTGCGCGGCGCCTGACGCGCCGGGCCTGCGCTACCTCGATCACATCAAGGAACGCAAGGACGGCGGCGCCGACTTCGATCGCGCCAACGTTATGATCCGCTGCCCGGCTTGCAACGGCCGCAAGACCGAAGCCGAACGCGCGCGCCGGACTGCCGAAGCCGCGAGGGGGTAGGGGGTGGCGGGTTTAATCATCGCGTGCGGCGCCCCAGGAACCCGGTTGCTTCTCACGGGGAGATTTTTTCACTCCGAAAATTCCTGGAATTATTTTTTTTGAGAAGGTCTGCGAGGGCCTATGGCTTGGGACTTCTCCTGCATCGATTGGGAAGACCGCATCACGGATGGCCGTTCGCTCATTCCTAAGCTCGCGCTCGATGAAAAGATCGCAAACCGCGCGCTCGGGGTTTTCAATTCGCTGAAGCTTCCAGACGTGCCCGGCACGCCGGCGCTCGAGGACGCCAGCGGCGAATGGTTTCGCGACGTCGTTGCGGCGTTGTTCGGGTCCCTGGAAAACGGCGCGCGCATGGTGCGCGAGCTTTTCCTGATGATCCCCAAGAAGAACAGCAAGACCACCAACGGTGCGGCGCTTATGCTCGTCGCGCTGATGATGAACCGCCGCCCGCGAGCGGAATTTCTGCTTATCGGTCCGACGCAAGCGATCTCGGAGCTGGCATTCAACCAGGCGGTCGGCATGATCGCTACCGATCCTGAGTTGTCGCGGCTCTTCAAGATCCAGGATCACATCAAAAAAATCACCTATCGCGGCAGCGTCGTTTCATCGCTGCAGATCAAGACCTTCGACGCTTCGGTGCTCACCGGCGTCAAGCCGGTCGGCGTGCTGATCGATGAGCTGCATGAGCTCGGCAAGATTTCCGGCGCTGCCAACGTGATCCGGCAGATCCGTGGCGGCCTGTTGCCGTTCCCGGAGGCCTTTCTGGTATTCATCACGACGCAATCGGACAAACCGCCGGCCGGCGCGTTCAAGGCTGAACTGCTCAAGGCGCGAAAGATCCGCGACGGCAAGATTCCGGCGCGCGGTATGTTGCCGGTGCTCTACGAATTTCCCAGGGCCCTGATCGACAACGGCGCCTGGCGCGACCTCACGGGGAGATTTTTTTGCTCTGAAAAATCCTGAAATTATTTTTTTTGAGAAGGTCTGCGAGGGCCTATGGCTTGGGACTTCTCCTGCATCGATTGGGAAGACCGCATCACGGATGGCCGATCGCTCGTTCCGCATCTGCCGCTCGATGAAAAGCTGGCGATCAGGGCGATCGAGGTCTTCAACTCGCTGAAGCTTCCCGACGTGCCCGGCACGCCGGCGCTCGAGCAGGCCAGCGGCGAATGGTTCCGCGAAATTCTGACGGCGCTATTCGGATCGATTGTCGACAGCGCGCGCCTGGTACGCGAGCTGTTCCTGATGATCCCGAAAAAGAACTCGAAGACGACCAACGGCGCGGCGATGATGCTGACCGCGCAGATGATGAACCGCCGACCACGGGCTGAGTTTCTGTTGATCGGTCCGACGCAGGCGATCTCGGAGCTGGCGTTCAACCAGGCCGTCGGGATGATCGGCGCCGACGCCGAGCTGTCTCGGCGGTTCAGGATCCAGGAGCACGTCAAGAAGATCACCTATCGCGGCAGCGTCGTTTCATCGCTGCAGATCAAGACGTTCGACGCCTCGGTGCTGACCGGCGTCAAGCCGGTCGGCGTGCTGATCGATGAGCTGCATGAGCTCGGCAAAATCTCCGGCGCTGCCAACGTGATCCGGCAGATCCGTGGCGGCCTGTTGCCGTTCCCCGAGGCCTTTCTGGCGTTCATCACCACGCAGTCCGACAAGCCGCCGGCGGGCGCATTCAAGGCCGAGCTGCTCAAGGCCCGCAAGATCCGCGATGGGAAGATCCCGGCGCGCGGCATGCTGCCGGTGCTTTACGAGTTTCCCCGGGTGCTGATCGACAATGGCGCCTGGCGCGATCCGACCAATTGGCCGATGGTCAATCCGAACGTCGGCCGCTCGATCACGGTGCCGCGGCTGATCGAGGATTACGAGACCGCGCTCGAGACCGGCGACGAGGAATTGCGCGGCTGGGCCTCTCAGCATCTCGACATAGAAATCGGCCTGGCGCTGCATACCGACCGCTGGGCCGGCGCCGATTATTGGGAGGCCTGCGGCGATCCGACCCTGACGTTCGAGTCCTTGATCGAACGATCCGATGTGATCGTGGTCGGGATCGACGGCGGTGGCCTCGATGATCTACTCGGCACCATCGTGCTCGGCCGTGATGCCGAAACGCAGGATTGGCTGGTGTGGGCGAAGGCGTGGGCCCATCGCTCGGTATTTGACCGGCGCAAATCCGACGTCGCGCCGCGGCTTCTGGATTTCCAGAAGGACGGCGATCTTGTCATCGTCAAGGAGGTCGGCGACGACGTTGCCGAGCTCGGCGACCTGGTCGAAAAGATCTGGCTGACCGGCAAGATGCCGGAAGAGCATTCGATCGGCGTCGATCAATATTGCATCAGCGCCATCGTCGAAGAGATTGCTCGCCGCGACATCGATACCGAGAAAGCTTTCGTCGGCGTGCCGCAGGGCTGGAAGCTTACCGGTGCCATCACGACGACGGCACGCCAGCTCGCCGGCAAGAAGCTTGTCCACGCCGCCCAGCCGCTGATGGCCTGGTGTGTCGGCAACGCCAAAGTCGAGCCGAAAGGCAACGCCATCACCATCACCAAGCAGGCGGCGGGAACGGCGAAGATCGATCCCCTGATGGCGCTGTTCGATGCCGCCGTGGTGATCGGAATGAATCCGACGGCCACGTCGAGCATCTATGACCGCGAGCCCGGCCGCAGCTTCCTGGTGGTGTAGATGGGCCTGATCTCGCGCATTCGCGCTGCCGGCGCCGCTCTGGTCGCCAAGGATGCCGGCGCCGCGTCCGGCGTGAGCGCGAGCCAAGGCGGCGGCGGCTGGCTGCCGACGCTCGGTTCGACGCCATCCGCAACAGGACTGTTGATCAGCCAGGGCACGGCGATGGCCGTGTCGGCAGTCTATGCCTGCGTCACTATCCGTTCCCAGGACGTGGCGCGCTGCACGCCGCGGCTGTTCAAGGAAAAGAAAAGCGGATCGCGCGAGCGTATTTTTGAGCACGATGTCGTCGAGCTATTCAAGAAGCCGAACGAGCAGCAGACGTGGTTCGAGTTCATCGAACAGACAATGTCGGGCTATTTGCTGCGCGGCAACGGCTACGCGGCGAAGAAGGGCATCACCAAGCGCGGCCAGGTCGAAGAGCTAATCCCGGTCAATCCAGACGCCGTGCTGGTGATGGAGTCCTGGGACGGTCAGATCTTCTACAACGTCAACAGGCTTGGGCTCTGGCAGATCGCGATGCTGCGGGAATTCCCGCCGACGCTCGCGTCCGAGGATATGTTCCACCTGCGCGGGCTATCGTTCAATGCGCTGGTTGGTCTCTCGACGATCGGCAATGCGCGCGATGCGATCGGCGTCGCCATGGGGTTGGAGCAACAAGCAGCGCGCTGGATGAAAAACGGCGCTCGGCCGTCGATGATCTTGGAGTCGAAGAAGCCGCTGCAGAAGCAAACTGCGGAACGCCTGAAACAGCAATTCGACGAACTTAAATCCGGTCTCGAAAACACCGGGCAGACCGTGGTGCTCGAGGACGGCATCGAAGCAAAGCCGTTGCAACTCACATCGGTCGATGTAGAGTTCATGGCGCAGCGGAATTTCTCGGTGGCGGACATCGCGCGGTTCTATCGCGTGCCGCCGTTCAAGCTCGGCGCGACAGAACTTCGCGGCATCGACATCGAGGCGATCACCAACGATTACGTGACGTCGGCGATCATGCCCGATCTGCATCGGCTCGAGCAGCGCATCGAGCAGAGCTTCGATCTGACGTCTCAAGACATCAAAGTCAGTTTCGATGAGCGCATTTTGTTGCGCAGCGACGCCAAGACGCGGTTCGCAAACAATCGCATCGCGCTCGGCGGCGCGGCCTGGGCGGCAGTGAACGAGGTTCGCGCCGGCGAGCAATTACCGCCGGTCGAGGAACTCCCGGAAGGGCCGGGCTGGCAGATCAATCAGCCGGTCAATCTCGCGGCGATCGGTTCGGATCGTACCGGCACCGCGCCTGATGGCGCCGGCCGTCCGGAAGACGGTCGCATGCCGGAGCCGGGCGTGGCGTCGCCAAAACCGAACGGCGCAGCGCATTAAGATGTCGGCGGGTCACCATGCGCACCGGAACAATGTTCCGGCAATCGACGATGCGTTCTTTGCTCGCATCAAACTTTTGGTCGACACTTGTCGCATCGATCGCGACCACACCATTCCATGGCTCGCCAATCGCTCGATCGACGGCCGCGGCGTCTATATCGATGTGAGTGTGCCGACGATCCTGCCGAAGACGCAGATCAACACAGGATTGACGTTGCCCTATCACGAGCTCGGCGAATGGCTCGGGATGAACGAGGGCAAGGAGTATAACGAAGCGCACCAAAGCTGCGGCAATCCTTGCGAGAAACGCCGCGTTGAAGAGCTCGGCGGCGACTGGCAAGCGTACCAAGAAGAAATGCAAGCCTATGTCCGCGAAGTCGACGACGAGGCGATGACCAGAGTCCCCGCCGATATCGACAAGCGGGTGTTTATTGATGACGACGATAAGGCGGCACTGGAAGCGATCATTGCTGACAACCAGGGAAACCCGCCGGTCAACTCAGCGGAGGATGATCTTGCTGGCGATGCGGACGAGATAATTCTCGGCGTCTATGTTGGAAGTGCTAAGGCGTGCCGACCGGCTAAAAACCTCGGCTTCGAATGTTTGAATGTGTTTGATGTCCCGTGGTGTAAGACCGATGGTTGCGTTCATATCCCTATTATGGCGACCGACAAATCCGTCGATCCTGTGGCTCTCGCTAAGGCCGTCGATCAAATAGAAGCATGGGACGCTGCCGGAAAGACTTTATTGGTCCACTGTCGTAAGGGCATCGAGCGAGCTCCGCTGGTCGTGGCCGTTTGGTTGAGTGAGCATCGGGGTCTTTCTCTGGACGAGGCCTTCGATCTTGTTGCCGCTGGTCGCCCGCAGATTGAAGACCGCCGCGACTGGCTTACGAAGAAGGGGCCTCGGATGCAGCTCAAATACGTCTCCGGCAGCGTGCTGGCGGACAATATGCTTGGCGAGCGGCAGATCCGCGTGATCGCCTCCGATCCGACTGTCGATCGGGTCAAGGACATCATGGTGCCGGAAGGGTGCGTGCTCGACAGCTACAAGGCCAATCCGATTGTGCTATTCAATCACGATCCGTCAGCGCCGATCGGCAATGCTGCGGTCGCCGTGCAGAACGGTCGCGTCGAGGCGCTGATCGATTTCGCCCCGAAGGGCATCTCCACCAAGGCCGATGAGATCTGTGCGCTCTACAAGACCGGCGTGCTGCGCGCCGTCTCAGTCGGGTTCCAGCCGATCGAATACGAGCAGATCAAAGACGGCGGCGTGCGTTACAACAAATGGGCGCTGATGGAATTGTCCGGCGTCAGCGTGCCGGCAAATTCCAACGCCGTAACCATCGAGCGATCCATGGCAACGTCAACCAAAGCTGCATCGTGGAAAGTCGGAGCTTCGCGCAACCTGCCGATCGACAAGGATTCGTCCTGGGACGGCCCGGCGGCGGAAAAGAGCATCTTCGATCATTGCGGCTTCGATGGTGATAAGCCGAACACTGCGCTCGCGCGCAAGGGCTTCCTGTTTTACGATGCGAGCAAGCCGAAGCTGAAGGGCTCCTACAAGGAACCGTTCGCCAAGATGAGCAGCGGCCGGCTGACCGCAGTTGCCGCCGGCATTCGCGCCGCGGCGTCGCGGCTTCCGGGGACCGACGTGCCCGACGATCTGAAAAAGTCGGCGCGCGCCGTCATCGATCACTACGAGGCCAAGATGAAAGACGACGGCAAGGGCCTCCTGGTCCCGGTGACCAAACTAATCGAATACGGCAAGAACGGCAAGATCAAGATCAAGGGCCTCTACGAATGCGCCGAGCTCGCTCATGTGCTCTGGCAGCTCGACTTCATCCACGATCACGCGGTATTTGAGCAGCAGGTCGAGAGGGACGCGAGCAAGCTTCCTGAAATGCTCGCCGGAATTTTGACGGACGCCGCCGCGGCGCTTGTCGCTATGACGCAAGAAGAAACCGCGGAGCTGCTAGCCGGGCATGGCATCGACGTCATGCCGCCCGACGAGGATTATGTCGAGGCTGCAGCGACGCCGCAGGTCAAGGCGCTGCGCGCCGCTTTCCGCAAGGCCGGCCGCGTGCTGAGCCAGGAGAATATGGAGCACCTGGCCGAGATCGGCAAATGCCTCAAGGGAATGACTGCCTGCCACGAAAAAGCGGCGGAGCTGCACGATTTCCTGCACGACAACCTCGTCGACATGATGGATCACGGCACTTCGCTCGGCGAGCATCTGAAAGCGATGCGCAAGGCGGCGAAGAAGAAGCCGGCCGAGAACGGCAACGACGCTGACGAGGATGGCGAGGAGGGTGAGGACGTCGCCGACCCGAGCAACGCTGACCAGGAGCTCGCCGCCGAGGTCGAGGCGCGCAAGCGTGTGACCGAGGTCATGGAGCGCGCGGTCACTCTCTGAAATTCCGGCGACACGCCGGGAATGCCCTAACGGCCTTGGGCAAGCCAACGACCTGAAAATCTCCCGCACCGAGCGGTCGCATCGCGACACGCCCGATCCGCAATGGTGCTTTTCCAAAAAATTGGAGAACTGTCATGACGATCGCGGCAGTGCGCGCCAAGCGCGCAGCGGCCCTCGATGCGCTTGCCACAAAGCGCACTACGACTTTCGACGCCTTCAAGGCCTTCGCTGAGAAGAAAGACTTCAAGAAGAGCGACCAACCGGAATACGACCGGCTGAAGAAGGCGTTTGATGATGTCATCACCGAGATGAAGGCGACGACCGAAGAGTACGACGCCGAGATCAAGCGTCTCGAGGATGTCGAAAACGCCGGCCGATTGAACGCCAGGGCGGTCGATGGCCAGGAACTGCCGGTGCGGACGGTTGCAGCAGAGGCCGAGAACGATCCATACACCAGCGACGCAGCGGCGAAGGCTGCCGGCTTGACTACCAACAAGGGCCTGATCGCCATCGGCATGTCGAAGGCGATGTATATGGGCAGTTACATGCCGTCGACCGGCATGGAAATGGCGAAGATGAACTATGGCGAGCGCCATCCGGTGACGGAAGCGCTGTGCCGTGGCTTTGCCACCGGGACTCGTAAGGCGTTGCAGGCCGGCATCGGCCCGTCGGGCGGCTTCATTGTTCCGCCAGAATACGTCAACGAGATCATCGAGCTCCTTCGTCCGCGCGTCGTGGTGCGAGCGGCCAATCCGCGCACCATGCCGATGCCGCGCGGCACGATGACCTTGCCGGGGCAGACCGCGGCCGCAACCGCGACCTACGGCTCCGAGACCGGCCAGATCAATGCCTCGCAGCAGGGCCTCGGTCAGATCGTTGCAACCTACAAGAAGCTCACGGCTCTTGTTCCAGTCACCAACGACCTGATGCGCTATGCCTCGCCGGCCGCCGACGCCTTCGTGCGCGACGATTTGGTGAAGGTCACGGCATTGCGCGAGGATCTCGCCTTCCTCACCGGCGACGGTACGTCCGACACTCCGAAAGGTTTCCTCGGCTTTGCCAACAACTATGTGGCAAACCAGGGCGGCACCGTCGGCGTCTGGTTATCAACTGCGGATTCCACGTATGCGGTGGGCGGCCAGTTCATCACCTCGAACGAGAGCTACACGCTCACCACGGTGGCGAACGAACTGGCTGGTTTGGTCGAGAAGCTCGACGCCGCCAACGTGCCGGATATCCGCCGGCGTTGGTTCTTCCATCCGCGGATCTTCAACTACCTCAACAACCTGCTCAACTCGCTCGGCGTCTATGTGTACCGCGACGAATTGAGCCGCGGCACGCTGCTCGGCTATCCATTCTCGAAGTCGACGCAGATTCCAACGAATCTG